GTGCCGCCCTCGGTGCTCTCCACGGGCATATCATCATCAATCAGCACCGTGCGCCCGTTCCATGTAGCAAGCGCCAAATCGTGCTGGATGCCGTCCTTATCGGTGTAGGTCATGTATTTCAAAAGCCGCAGATTTTCAAGACGAGTTGCAACCGCACTATGCATGACGACCAGCTTGAAAATATTCTTATTATCGCCGCAAGCCTGCTGAATCGCGGTATTAAGAGTAGTCGCCCCCACAAGAGCATCCTCACCGGCTTTGCCACTGATGTCATAAGTGTGCTTCTCCGTAAATTCCTTGGCCGCCGTGGCTGCCGTGGCCGCTGCGGTCTTGCCGGTTGAGGGCATAGAGAACACGCCGGACAGGATCGCGAGAAGCATAGTCTGCTTCACTTCCAGCTTGTAATCCGCAATCTGCCGCGCTACATTATCCATGAAGTCAACGCCTGCCGTGATATTCTTACTGAAGCTGCGTTCCGTCCACGAATCCATACGGGAAGCAGTCACAAAACCCTGCTCATAAGTCGTCGTGCTGGTAGAAGTGATATTCGTTGCGCCGTCATTATTCTGCGATGTATCGCCGCTGATCCTGCCAAAGTAAGGGATTCGAGCATACAGGGAACCCGTCTGACTGGCAAGGGCGGTTTTGGCGTTATCGTTTGTACCAACCGCGCCGGACTGGATCAGCTGGTTCTTTTTCACGTTGGGAATGCGCTCGACATACTTGCCAAAGGCTTCCGCATTGAAGCTCTTCGAATCGAACTTTGCCATCATTTTTCACGATCCTTTCAACTTTTAGATTTTTGCGCCGGGGTTTGCTTCCAGATAAGCAACCATCTCCGAATAGGTCATTTTAGAAACATCCACATTGGAATTGGGCTTAATATCCCCGGACGCCCCCGGTTGAAAGCCCCTGAGCTGCTGCGGCTGCTGCTTTTCGGCGAACATATAGGCATCCGACTTTTGGACGGCCTTAATCTGATCGGACAGGCCGGTAACAGTGCCGTCCTTTTCCAGCCGCAGCTTTTCCGCGTCCATCAATGCCCGTACTGCTTTCAGGTTCTTTGCTCCCGCCGCCATCAGCGCGGAATCCACAGCGTTGTCAAGCTTCAGCTGCGCGATTTCCGAATCGTGCGCCTTGCGCTGATCCTCATTCGCTTTCTGCAAATCGGCAATCTGCTGCTGCAAAGCCGCGTTGTCACCGCTGGATTTTCTGAGGTCTTCCAGCTGTTTGTCCCGCTCTTTGACCGTGGCTTTCAGGCCGTCCCGCTCCTTCTCCGCTTCCAAAAGCTGCGCTTTGGGCACATATTCTTTCACCGCATCAAGGACCTTCTGCGCCTGCTCCTCGGTCAGCCCCAGGGCAATCAAATCTTCTTTCTTCATGACGATCTTCCTTTCCTGATCTTGAGTATGAAAAAGCCGCCCTTATTGGAGGCGGCTCAATCGCTATAAAATCTTCAATGACAGGAGTTCATCAATTTTAACTTGATCCTCTGTGCTGAACTCCCATCGGTCACGGGGATCAATCAATTCCGGGTACAGCCGGGAAAGGGAAATTTCCTTCAAAACATTCTTTTCCAGCAAAACGTCTGCGGTCATGTCATACCCGGAAACCTTTTGAATCAGATCGTAATCAATTCCCGGTGCAAAGAACGCTCCATCACACAAGACAATCGAGATATGATAGCTTTTCAGCGCGTGGGATGTTCTTCCCAATACAGTTACCGGATTGTCCTGCCGATAGATTTCAATAACAGGTTCGCATTCAGCCAAAATCCTGTGCTGTGTTCCTATCGTCCCGAAGAGTTTCCCGTTTGTGCAGGGGATTGATTTGATAACTTGTCTCGTTGTCATACTTTATCCGCCTCTCACATAGATATATTAAGTGTGCATTTCTGCCCTGCTTTTAGAGCCGCAGATTTGAAAGTTATTTTTCAAACTTCCGCTTGTCCGGCTCGTAATACTCGCACGGCTCACCTTTGTAATAAACCTCCATAGGCTTTCCCTCGCTATCGTCCCGACCGAAAATTCGGCAATATGCCTTTTCTGGATCATCTTCAAATGGGGGCTTTCCGTGGGAAAATTGACACGTCCGGCAATATATCGGGTTTGGGTGAATCCATCCCACCATAGGCTGATGAAGATTGCTTTCTTTCTGTTCGTCCATACGGTCACTTTCCTTTCTTTGTACTACCCTTCCATTCAGCAGGGTCTTGCTGGAATGTATCATATCCGCGTTCGGGATGTACTTCCATATCAACAAAAATCGTACCGCCGGAACGTTCAATTTTTGTTATGGTATAAGACGCCCCGCGTTGGATAATCATTTCTGATTCACTGCCAAAACTATTCTGTTTAGAAATACCATCCCAATGAGAACCGCCACCGCAGCCAAACGCGGAAAATGGTTCTGCATACATCATCTGTGTGCCAGACGGGGCATAGATATTCATAATCACGTCCCCACTAAAACCTTTACCCTTGGCAACACCAGTTGATGTAAATGCCCCGCGAGTGCCCGATCTGCCAATGAGGCTTTGTAAATCCGCATCCGACATATGCTTGAACGCGCCGGGGGCAAGGCCCAGCAGGGAATCCATTTCCGTGGCCGCGCCGCCGCGCTGAAGCCACACGTCAAAATCGTAGGTCGATCGTGCTATCAGATCGGTCATTTGCCGGATCTCATCCCCCGCGCCCTCGAAGTCGATCCATACCTGATTAACGCCTTTGAAATACGTCTGCTCCCATCCTGTTCCCGGCTCAAAATAGGGCTTTTCAAAGCCGGACAACGGGCGGTTAAACTTCCCGGAACCGCTGGTATAGTCGTAAATGGCATGACGTTCGCTGCTGCTGGCCCCCTGCCATACCTGACCGCACACGTCCCGCAGTCTGTCATCCGCCGCACGCGTGCTTTTTGCCCAAAGCGCGGCATCCTTCCGAGCCTGCGAGTACGCTTCTGCCGCTGCATTTATTTTACCACTGCTTTTCAGTAATTGCAAATCGCCCCTGGCCTTATTCAGTTTCGATTGAAGGTCATAAAGCGCCTTGCCCTCGCTGTCGAATTCCTCCAGCTGCTGAATCAGGTTTTTCCATTTTTCGGTTTCCGCCGTGTCAGCAGCATAAAGAGTCTGTCCCTCGAAATACTGTTTTTTCGCCTGCACCGCGTTATGCTTTGCAAGCCAATCAGCGGTTGTTACATCATCTTTCCAGATGCCCGAATAGGTCTTAATATCGAAAGCATCAACCTGCTCCTGAAGCAGAATCGTTTCCTTTTTGAGTTTCTTTGTTTCGGCGGCAATCAGCTTTTTGTCCAACGCTTCCTGCCATTGATCCTTTTGGACCGTGATTTGATTGAGCTTATTTTGAAGGTCTTGCAGCACGGATAGTTTTTTGCCCTGTGCAAAATTCTCCAATGTACCATGCTGCGTTATCACTTCTTCATGGGTAAAGCCTCCACTTGCAAACTCAAATTGCTTTTGCAGATCCCCTATTTGCGTATCTGCATCCGCAATCATCCCTTCCAGCTTCTTTTTAGTTATATACTCTTTTTTAGGCGGTGGAACCGGAGCGGATTTCTTATACGATTTCAGGCCGGACAGCTCGTTTACAGTGGCGTCAAAACCGGACTTATCCCCATCGACAAAGGCGGCTTCCCATTCCTGATAAGTCGTATCGCCGGGGACGTAATATTGCGTGCCGTCCTCTGCCCGTGCAATGCGCTCACCGCTGCCCATAAAATCATCGTGGAAGTATGGACAGGTACAGCCCCGGCACCATGGATGGAACGGCGGGACAGTCACACCAATTTCATACTCTGACATGGGGAAGTGCTGCCCGTCCATTGCTGCGCAGATATCACAGGTAACGCTGTCAAGCGTTTCCACAACCTCAAATTCTTCAATATCCAGTTCGCTGAACGCGTCCCGCTGTCCCATAGCGGACATGGCCGCCAATTCAGTCATCACGAGCCGCCCCGCGTTTGACTTCGAAGCGTTCATCTTCGCCTGAAGCTCTGCAATCAGCTTATCAGGCTTTTTCCCGGTCAGAATTCCTTGTGTCAGGGTGTTTTTGGCGGTTTGAATCAGCTTTTGCTTATTCGTCCAAAGCCGGTCGGAAAAGGTATTGCCGTCCAGCGTCCACGGGGTGGAAAGCACTGCCGAAAGCTTGTTTTCGTCAATCGCAGCGACATTCCAGCCAATGCCAAACCCCTTCTGCACCTCGAAGCAGGAATGATAATAACTGCTTTGATAAATACTGCTTAACGCGCCGAAAGAGGATTGGTACTGCGCTCCGAACAGCGATTCGATCACCGCCTGGTTTTGCAGCTGTAGGGCTTCCAGCTTCGTGATGTGCCACTTCGCCGAAGCGTTCTCCAGCTGCTTCATCCATGCGCCGTTAAGCGCGTTCTCTTGTCCATATTTGATGTACTCCTGCACCGTCCAATGGAATTCCTTTAACGCGCCGGAGCTCAGCAGCTGCTTTGCTTCATGCATGGTAACGCCGTTGTTCTGCGCGAGCCGCGCATACCACACCGAAACCTGCGCTTCCAGTTCCTGCGCCGCCTTTTGATATTGCTCGGTTATGTAAGATAAGCTGTCCGCCCCGGTCTGGTTGGCCTGCTGTTCAATTAGCTTGAACCGCTTCTGCCAGTAGGCCGCGTTCGGATTATTCGGTGTTGTCGCCATCCTTCACGCCGCCTTTCGCTTTTGCTTGAAACGGGTTCTCCCCGCTGCCCGGAAAAACGTCCTGATTATACATATCCTCTTGAGCCTTGCGCTTTTCTTCTTCCACGCGCTCAAGCTCCTGCGCGGGATCGTCAATCCAAGGATGCTGCCCGATAATCGTTTCAGTGGACAAAATACCGATGGACGATTTGCAGTTTTCTATAGCTTCGGTTTCGTTAATCAGGATATCCCGATTGAAGATAATATCCGCTTTTTCCCCGGTGAAATCGCCTATCCCCGCATTGGCAAGATAAGCGTTGACGAACCAGAGAATCTGTTCGAACGCCGCTTGCAGCTCGGTTTCCATGTCGTTTGCGTCAAGGTCGATATCGCTATACATCGACTGAATATTCATCTGATTCGGATTGCCGGACATCCGGTCGTCTTTGGCGTCATACCCCATCGCGTTCTCAATCATGGCCTTTTTGAAAAGCTCTGTGATCGCCTTGTAGTTATCCGCATTGACCGTAATTTGCAGGGTTTCAACGCCGCCCTTTGTATCCCCGTCATAGCGGACTTTCACCGCTCCAAACGCAGCAAGGTTGCGCCGGAATTCACCTAAGTTTGTGCCATCATAGTTTTTCAGAACGATGATGGTATTCCGTGCATCTTCCTGCATGTTATTTTCAAAATCGGACAGCATGATATTGATACCGTCTTGCAGAGACTTTACCTTTTTCAGCAGGGGGATTTCCTGTTCATTGTACTTGATGGGGATCAGCGGGACGCGCTGCCAGTTGAAGCCTTTGCCCTCTGCGGTGGTAACATGGCATGCATCCGGCCCGCCCTCCGGCGTGTCCACGTCTGGAACCAGCTGTGCCCCGTCATAGGTGAATCGGTGAATACCGGTAAGGTCGTAAATCTCTACCTTTTCAATGATAATTGGATTGCGGCCCTCGTAGCCCTGTACCAGATAAATGCGAACGGCAGAATCAAGGATCGTGTGCTCACTGTCCCGCCAATAGGGCCGGATTTCATAGCCGGGGAACAGCCGGAACGCAAACTTCCCTTCATCGGTATAGTAGGGATACAGCCATGCAATCCCGCTGTTTAGACTGGACTTCACCGCGTTCTTTAAGGTCTTCATGAATCCCCTGTCAAACACTTCTTTCAGCGCGTCCGCATAGGCCGCGTTTTCGCTTTCCACAACAAAAGGCTGGCCCGCAATGTAGTTGGCTTTCTGATTCACCAGCTTTGCGTATTGGTTATCTATAATCCGATTATTAGGCAGATTGTCAACCACCTGCAGCTTGCCATCATCCCCGATCATGGTACGCCTGCGGGTCAGGATATCGTGTTCATTC